GCTGGTAGTGGCGTATTCTATTACAAATGGGACGGGGCAACGCAAGTAACTCGTACTCTATCTTCTTTGACAGTTGACTCAGTTGTTGGCGATTATACAATTTCTACTGACGGAGCATTAGTGTTTCAAGTAGCGGATTCTGCTTCTGGTATTAGTTTCAAACGCGGCAATAATACAAGATACGAGTACTTCTTTGGTCCAGACAATAAACTAGAAGTAACTGGTGGATATCATATTGATGTTTCGGGCGATATGATAATCGACACCTATAACGGTAATCTTTACTTCTATAGAGACAGCGATCAGGTTATTACTTGGGATCTTGACTCAGCAATCACTCACATGGATATTGCGCGAACTCTAAGGATAAGCACTCAAACTGGTGGTATTACAATTGATGCTGATTCAGATATTCGCCTTTGTACGCATACTGGACACATTCACTTTCAAGCAGATTCTGTCGCACACTCAACAGAATATGCTACGTTTAAAAATGATAATGGCAACGTAGTATTCTACACTGGACTTTATTCTGCTGGGCAAGAAGTCTATAGAACAGACAGTGCTGACATTAACTTCACTCGCGCGATAGGATTGCCTACCTCTGGCGCTGCAACTCCGCACACCAATGCTAAAACTGTACACGGCGCACTTGCTGAAGTCAACGCGAGAATACCCAACGTATACGATCGTAATGGCACTTTATTAAACGCTTAACGGAAGGATAATACAGTATGTCTGCTTGGAATAGCATTCCAGTAAAGATCCTAAACTCAAGCGGCGATTTAAAGCAACTGACTTTGGCAGAGGAAGAACTGTTTGCGCACATTGGCGGATTGGGTCTAATATCTTCTTTCCCTGTTGCTGATCCGCAAGAAAGATATAGCGGAGCGATAACACTTAGCAACTCTATACAAGATTCTGCTATAGGTAGTTTCACTGATACGTTCTATAATGAACCAGTAGGCACTCACCCAGGAACTTCTCTCTCGACTGGTTCTACTACCACAACTCTCTATCAAATGCTGGATTCAGTATTAGAAGTGCCATTTGATGATACAGTTCCCAGACTTGTTGTAATAGATTCTGATGGTAGTCTATCTGAAATGGATTCCGCGAGTTACACTAGTCTTGCGCAAAGAGTTAACTCTTTAATACATACGCAAGAATCAATCGGAAGTTTTCGATTGGGTGCTACAGCACCTTCAGCAGAATGGGAAAAATATCTAGATACATGCTTCACTGACACTAGATCTGATACATCTACAGATTATCATATCTGGCGAAGATTCACAATTAATTTTGACGCATATCCATATTACCCAGTTAAAAAAATAAATCAATTTGACTTTAAAGAAATGACTGCTGCTGAAGTAGCATCGGTTGGTAATGGTATGCTGCGGTATGGGTTTTATACCACAGGCGTAGGGGAATACGAATTAAGATCTTCAGCACAAGGTGCACCAACTGCTTCTGGTACTTGGGAAGCAAGAGGGACAGCAGTCGATACTCGTAATACTACACAGAACATTAATTATGCTACTACTCTATACACTAGTCCTCAGTTTTCCAGACAGTACACTGGACAATATCTAGGAAATTATGTTAATCTAAGGTATACAATTATCAGTGGAAATTTTACTGGTGTTCGTTCAGTAAACTTTTCTGGAACAAGACAATTCACTGGTCAATATGCTGGATTTAGAAATAATCCAATAAACTTTTTGGGAACTAGAGCTTACACCGGACAATTTACTAGTGCTCCTGCTCAGTTTACAAGCGCCTCTTCTCAATTTGTATCATCTCCTACTGCTTTTCTGGGCACAAGGGGATTTAATTTTACTTCTCCAATTACAACTTCCGCCAATTTTACAGGATACTATGTTGGTTTCAGAAATTTTAATGGATTTAGATATCTTGACCAATATTTTACTGGTCCCGCAAATTATCTTGGATCTAGAACTGTTTATTCTCCAGCGAATTTTACTGGAGTTCGCCCAGTAGCATTTAGTGGCACAAGGCAGTATAGTGGTATTCGATATCGTTCTTCGACTTTCGCCGGAACTTATAGTTCTGGCGCTCTTTATTCGGGCACTTTCGCATTGGTGACCTTTGTTGGTGAGCGTGATAACGCAAAAGGAACATCTCAAAGAACTTTCTGGTTTGGAACAACCCCTACTGGCACCCCAGTAGGCAACATAAATCCCATAAATATTCCAAACTATACTGGAATAAGACCTGCTCCGCAATATTCCGGTTTCAGGACAACAACTTATGCGGGCAATAGAAATTTCACTAGCACTCCTGCTAATTTTGCAGGTCCTGTTTCTAGTCCATTCGCTGGATTTACTTCAAATATTTCACCTGCAAACTTTTCTGGATTCACATATTACGTTGGTTCAAGAACTTTCTCCGGTTTCTATACTGGAGAGAGAGCTTTCACAGGTTACTCAATTGCTAACTATGCTGGAGTCAGAACTTTTGCTGGAAACAGAGCAGCAAATTTCACAGGAACAAGGCAGTTTTCAGGCACGAGGCAGTTTTCAGGCACGAGGCAGTTTTCTGGTCAAAGATTTTACTCAGCAAACTTTTTGGGAATTAGATCCTTTGCTTCCAACTACGTTGGAACCCGAACCTATCCTGGTAATTTCTTAGGTCCCCTATCTCAATCTTTTGCGGGAACTAGACCAGTGCTATATACTGGATACTATAGCGGACAGTATACTGGACAGTACACCAGCAATTACACTTCCCAATATTCTGCCCTATATACTGGAGAAACATTAGTAGCAGTACCAACGACGATTGAAACCTATACTTTGTATGTGAGAGTTTCTGAAACTTAATTATTATTTTATCATAGGAGTTTATGATGGCGACTAGAAAATGGATGGATAATGCCTTTTGGCATAATGAAGAAAAAGAAATGGCAGAAGCCATTCTTGTGATTACGGACGATAACAATAGAGAGATCACTCAGGTTGTTACCGTTCGTAAATTTGATATTAACGGCGATCTTAACACCGACTTCCAAGAATTAATGGCAGAAGTTGGTGAAGAGAAAATTGACGAAAACACTAAAGAACGTCAAGAAAGAAAGTCAAAAGAAAAAGAGATCGAGGAACAAAGGAAAAAAGCAGAAGAACAAGCGAGGGAACTCGAGAAATTGTTTGATGCTAAAATCAAAATCCTTGAAATCGATGCCATTAAAAACACTAGCAATAAATCCCTTAAGAGCAAACTTCGTCGTTCTAAAAATCAAGTAGAACTGAATTTGTATGCGCAATTAATTATGATGGAAGAACTTGGATTGGGATTTGTGTTGAATGATTCTGAAAAGACAGAATAATGGATACCTTATTGTTGCTTCAAAGGAATATGTTTATTATCCTTGGGCAATAAATTTAGCAGAACAAATAAAAGACTATTATTCAGAAGCAAAGATTTGTCTAGTAACTGAAGAAAGATTTTTAGATGATAGAGCAAAAATAGCAGATCATATAATTTACTGCGACAACTTTGTTCGTGCAAAACTTTGGGGCATGTCTAAAACTCCCTTCGATAATACCTTTTATATTGATGCTGATAGTGAGTGCTTACATGAAGATATCGCCAATGTATTTGATGAATTAGGCGATAATGATATGGTATTCACTGAGTTACGAGAAGAATGTTATCATTTTTTCAAAGACATTTATTTCCCTGGCGGGAAATTTACTCTTTGCGGTGGAGTTTGTTTGTATAACAGTAAGAGTCCAATGGTAAAACACTTTATGCAAGATTGGTACCATCTTTATATAAAACAAACAAACGGTCAATGGTGGCCGACTGATGAATCAGGGGAGTTTGATAAAGAAACTTACCCATATCATCTTAGGCACTGGGATCAATTCGGTCTTTGGTGGTTAACTGAAAAAGAAGAAAAATATCGCGACCTAAAAGTTAAAATTTTCGAAGACAATTATCGTTGGAATTATTGGTCGTTGTTGCATAGGGAAAAACCTATGCCAGAAAATACTGTCATATATCATAAATCTTATACTGGTGATAGATCAATGTTTGATTCTATCAGCAAGTAACTTGCCGATAGTATAAATAGATTAATAAATTCATTGGCATAGCAGATAGTCATGGCGAAACCTTACGAACTACCTATAATCCAAAAAGACGCTTCTGGCAATCTCCAGAGAGCGACTGCTACTAATGAAAATTATTTAGCATTTAAGGCAGGTGTTCACTTAGCAGGCACAGCAGATCACGGTGGCACCCTTAGATCTTCTTCAGTTACCAACGATACATCAGTTGGTACTTATACTAATACTTTTTACAACCAAGCAGTAGGAACACACCCAGGATCTTCTCTTAGCATTGGTTCTACAACTACCACTTTATATCAACGTTCCGGAAGTGCTAGCATTACCCTAGACGATACTGCTAATTTTCGTCGCCCAGTATATGAAACTTCTGCACAAATTCATGATTTCAACAGCACGGAAATGCATGACCTTTCGCATGCGTTGAGGTCTATACTGGTAAGCAACGAATATCCTGGGTCATATAGACTTGCTTCTTCATCTCCTGGCGCTGATTGGTCTGCTCATTTAACAAATATCTTTACAGACACCAATACCGATGGCACGGTAACAAACTACAGCATTTGGGAAAGGCAAACAGGTACAGCGCCAACTAAGTGTAATGCTATGCATATTAAGCGTAGCAGTTACGGTTCATATCCTCTTGCTGCTTATGATGGCGGTCTGGAGGCGATGTCCGATACTGAACAATCTACAACATTCGGTCAAATCCTAAGCAGATATTTTGTTCATGGGGATGTCGGAACATATGAACTTCGTTCGTCAGCGCAAGGTGCTCCTGTCGCTACAGGAACTTGGGAAGCACGTGGTACTGCATTAGACACTCGTTATACTACTGCGAACCAGCAATATTCGGGTCAATACACAGGTTATTCTAATGTTCAATATTTGGGAACAAGGAACTATGCCGCCACTTATTCTTCTGGAGCAAATTTTACAGGAATAAGAGCATTTAGCGGATCAAGAAATTATGCGGCGAACTATTCCTCTCCTGCTACTTTCAGTTCTCCTGCTGCTTTTTTAGGAGTAACTCCTCAAAATTATGTTGGAGTAAGGCAGTTTGGAGGAACGAGAGGAGCAAACTTTTTAGGAGTAACTCCTCAAAATTATTCTGGTGTAAGAAATTTCGCTGGAAACAGATCGGCGAACTTTTTAGGAGTTACTCCTGCAAATTATCTTGGTATCCGAACCTTTGCTGGAACAAGAGCAGCAAACTTCTTAGGAACAACTCCTGCAAATTATCTTGGTATCCGGACCTTTGGTGGAAATAGGGCATTAAATTTCCTAGGAACTACTCCTGCAAACTATGCTGGCGTAAGAAATTTTGCTGGAAACAGAGCAGCAAACTTTGGAGGAACAACTCCTGCAAATTATCTTGGTCCTAGAACCTTTGCTGGAAACAGATCAATAGCATTTGGCGGCACTACACCAGTATATTACGTCGGACCAAGAACCTTTGCTGGAACAGTTTCTCAGAATTTTGCAACAACTCTCTCTCAAAATTTTTCATCGAATGTTTATTGGGAAGGACCACAACAATCATTTGCTGGTGCATCACAAAACTTTAATGGTCCTATGCCAGGAAACTTTGGTGTGTATCAGAGTTTTGCTGGTACTTCTAGTTATGTTGGATCACGTGCCTTTTCGCGTTTTCTTCCTGCCAAACAAATTACCGCTTTCTTCGTCGGAACAAGAAGTTTTGGAGGTTCTCAAAACTTTAATGGATGGCGAGTATTTGCTGGAGTTAGAACTTGGCAATTTGCTGGCACTAGAAATTATACTGGTCCGCGTGGATATTTAGGAGCAAGATATTATGCTGGCACAAGAACATCAAACTATTTGGGAACAAGACCAGCAAACTATGCTGGAAACTATAACTTCTTAGGAGTTACACCAGCAAACTACACTGGTGTAAGGGCACAAAACTTTGCTGGGAACTATAACTTCTTAGGAGTCACACCAGCAAACTATTCTGGCGTAAGACCAGGAACTTTCGCTATTTCAACCAATTTCTTAGGAGTCACCCCAGCAAATTATTCTGGTGTAAGACCAGGGAACTTTTCGGTTGAAACTAATTTCTTAGGAGTAACTCCTCAAAATTATTCTGGCGTAAGACCAGCGAACTTTTCGGTTGAAACTAATTTCTTGGGAGTAACTCCTCAAAATTATTCTGGTGTGAGACCAGCAACTTTCGCTATCACAACTAATTTCTTGGGAGTTACACCAGCAAACTACTCTGGTGTAAGACCAGCAAGTTTTGCATCCGCTGATACTAACTTCTTAGGAGTCACACCAGCAAACTACTCTGGTATTCGTGGATTTGCTGGAGTTCGTTCTTTTGGTGGTTCTAGAAATTATGCTAGTGCTAATTATACTTCCTCGGCAGCATTTGCAGGCGTTAGAGGGTTCTCTGGATCGCGAACATATTCTGCCAACTTTGTTGGATTTTATACAAATCAGTATACTGGACAATACACTGGAGAAACGCTAACTAGTACTCCTGCTACTGTGGAAACTTATACGTTATATGTAAGGACTGAATAATATTATGGATTTTTTTAAAGCACCTATGAATACTGCAAGTATTCGTAACGGCGACTTGATTGAACTACTTAACAAATTTTCTGATTTAGTACAAGAAATAGATGTTAATGAAATCTCTACTCTTCGAGATATGACGGAAGTAGGTGACGATTGGTATACAAGTCAAGAGTACTGTAAGAAAATTATGTACAAAGGGAGAGAACATTTTGGGTTTCCAGAAGCTTCCCATGGATATGAATTGCGCGCTCACTTTTTTAGGCATGATGATAAGGTAAAGCAGGTTGAGTACTGTAACAGAGGCGAAAAAATAGTAGATGACATAGTCATGTATTTGGGTGCGCATCGAAAAGCATTATCTATGGTGTATCCTGCTGGTGGATATATTGGGTGGCATAATAATGCTAATGCACCAGGATACAACATTATCTTTACTTGGTCTTCAGAAGGCGATGGGCATTGGGAACATATTGATCCGAAAACCAAGGAGCACGTTGTAATACCTGATGTAAAAGGTTGGCAATGTAAATATGGTTATTATGGTACATATGACGAACCAGACAAATTATTATATCATGCTGCTAAAACTAATTGCCTTCGCGCAACTGTCGCATTTGTCTTCAATAGTGATGAAACAGGTAAAAGAATGGCAGAACACGTGGTTGAGGAAATCGAAACTGCCTAAATAGTAGTTGTACTGATTATAACAACTATAAGAAGGTTGACCCTTGGCATCATCAGCACAGTTTATCCCATATGTAGACGATACATATCATGATCCAGGATATGTTGGCGGCGAGCACAGACTCGTCGTTGAACTCGTTGCGCAAGACGCATCAGTAAGTGGCGTCGCTGAAGTAACAAAAACTGGTACAGGTACGCTACAGGCACAAAATTCCAGCGTAGTTGGGACAACTGTAAAAACATCTAATTCTTTAGAAGCAGATTTAACTGCTAATGAAATTGGCGTTTCCTCCGTAACTGGTAATGGTGAACGCGAAGTTGTCTCTGAGGTTGCTGCTCTCGTTGTATCTGACGCATCAGACGTTACAGGCATTGCTGAACGCGCCATTGTTAATGTTGATGCATCCCCTGCTGCTCAAGAATCTTCTGCATCTGGCACCACGGTTATTACCAGCAATGGTACTGGTACACCGAAAGCGCAAAACGCAACTGTTTCTGGATCTGGAACCACAACTAGAAATTCTTCCGGATCGTTAGTAGCACAAGATGCTACAATTGTTGGCGCTGCTGAAAGAGAAATTACACAAGTTGGTACTGCTGCATTTAAACCAACTAATAATAACGTAACAACAGGTCTAGGACTACCCAAGAGAACTGCTTTTGGTGCGTTAAAACCAACTGATAACAACAATGTCTCTGGCGTTGCCGAAAGAATAATTGATGATCAAGGCGGCATTACAGTAACAGCAGAATCTTCTTCTGTTTCTGGGTCGGGTAATCAAGGATTTGTAACATCACCTGCGGTATCTGCTCAAGACGCCACTATATCTGGCGTAGCAGAAAGAATCGTTGTATCCGAAAGCGCCACTCTACAATCACAAAGCAGCACGGTTGTCAGTTTTGCTGAAAGGATTATCACAGCTTCTGGTGCACCAAAACCAACTTCTAATAACCTAGTCATTGGTGTTGCTGAGCGTGTTATTGAACTTGAAATATTTGGTGTTGAAGATGGCGATTTAAATGCAGATATATCTTCTGTTTCTGGTACAGGTCTAAGAACTGTTGTTGATGTAGATGCAACTCCTGCTGCGCAATCTTCTTCTGTTTCTGGCGTCGCTGAAAGAACTGTTGTTGATGTAGATGCAACTCCTGCTGCTCAATCTTCTGTGGTATCTGGAATATCCGAACGCAAGATTGTTGCTTTAGACGCAACTCTAGATGACCTAGATGCAAAAGTTATATCAGTTGCTGGTGATGCTGAACGTAAGGTTGTCGTATCAACCGCTGCTCTTACCCATGACGATGACGCTGATATTGTTGCAACAGCAAATATTGGACGATTAACTTCTGCTGCTTTACAACCAACTACAAATAATGTTGTTGCTGGCGTCGCTGAAAGAACAATTAACCAAGTAGGTTCAGCAGACCTACAACCTAGTGCCAATAATACAGTTACTGGCGTTGCGGAAAATAAAATTGTTGGTTCTGGTGTTCTACAGGTAGATAGTTGGGCAGTAACAGGTACTGCTGAACGATCAATTGTTGATGTTGATGCAACTCTTGCTGCTCAATCTTCAACTATAGAAACTTCAGTTGTTGAACGTATTATAGTTGGCGTTGATACAGATCTTACTGCTGCTGAAGTTGGAGTTGTAGCAACTACAGGTAATGCTGAAAGGAGCGTTGTTACGCAGGCGAGCGCTCTTGTAGTAGACGACCCATCAGACGTAGTTGGTGTCGCCGAGCGCATCATTGTAGATGTCAGCACTGCGCTCGTTGCGCAATCTTCTAGTATTGAAACTGGTGTTGCAGAAAGGGTTATAGTTGATGTTGACGCAACTCCTGCTGCTCAATCTTCAACTATAGAAACTGGAATTGCTGAAAGATCAATTGTTGATGTTGATACAACTCTTGCTGCTCAATCTTCAACTATAGAAACGGGGATTGCCGAGCGTGAGATTAGATCAGCAGTTGTTCTACAACCAACAACTAATAACGTAGTTGCTGGTGTTGCAGAAAGAACCATCGTTGGCGTCGATACCGATTTAACTGCTGCTGAGGTTGGACTTGTTGTAGTTGCTGGAAACGGCGAACGTGTAGTAGTAGTTGCTAACGGGAATTTAACTGCTTCTGAAGTTGGTGCTTCTGGCGTTGCTGGTGACGTTGAACGCATAATTGATGATAACGGCGGAAATTCTATACAAGCGCAAGACGCAACTACGGTTGGCGTAGTAGAAAGAAGTATTGTAAGTGTATCAACTGCTCTCGCGGCGCAGCATTCAAGCATAGATACTGGCATCGGTTCACGTATAATTGATGATAATTTAGCAACCCATGCGTTTAAACCAACGATCAATAACAATGTTTCTGGCGTAGCAGAACGCGAAATTAGATCAGCAGTATCTCTATCTGTTCAATCATCTACTGTTACTGCTGTAACAGAAATAACTGCTAATGGTCAAGGAAATTTAAATTCACAACCTTCGACGATTGCTGGTGTTGCAGAAAGAACCATCGTTGGCGTCGATACCGATTTAACTGCTGCTGAGGTTGGCGTAACATCAGTAACAGGAAACGCTGAACGACAAATTAATACTACTGTCTCGGCACTAGTAATAGACGACGCTTCTGATGTTACTGGCGTTGCCGAAAGAATAATTGTTATCTCTGAACCCACGGTATTCAAAGGCGCATCTGCTGTAATTGGTCATGCTGAACGATCAATTGTTGATGTTGATGCAACTCCTGTTGCTCAACCTTCAACTGTTTCTGGAGTTGCCGAAAGAACTATTGTTTCTGTTGAGGCGGATCTAACCGCTGCTGAGGTGGGCGCATCTGGAGTTGCTGGTGTAGCAGAACGTGAGATTGATGATAACCTTGCTACTCATGCGTTGAAACCAACAATCAATAACATAGTTGCTGGTATCGCCGAACGTGAAATTAGATCAGCAGTAACCTTATCCACCATTGATGCTGTTGTTACTGGCGTAGCTGAGAGAATCGTCGAACTAGAAGTTAATGGTGTTATAGATGGCGACGTTAATGCTGGACCATCTACTGTTAATGCTGTCACCAAGAGAACAGTCTTTAGTATAGAGGCGGATCTAACTGCTGCTGAAGTTGGTGCTTCCGGAGTAGCAGGTGTAGCAGAACGCGAGATTGATGATAACCTCGCTACTCATGCTCTAAGACCTACTGTTAACAACATTGTCACTGGTGTTGCTGAAAGAGAGATAAGATCAGCAGTAACACTTCAAGCAGGTCAATCAACTGTAACAGTAGTACCAGAAATCGTATCCAATGGTTCTGGGGTCTTGGTTTCTGATGATTCTATTGTTTCTGGCGTTGCCGAAAGAATTATTGTTTCTGTTGAGGCGGATCTAACTGCTGCTGAAATAGGTGTGTCTGCTGTAGTTGGTGTTGGTGAGCGTGTAGTTGTCGTTGCTGAAGGTAATTTGACTGCTTCGGAAGTTGGTGCTTCTGGTGTAGCAGGTGTTGCTGAACGTGAAATCGACGACCAAGGTGGATTATCTGTTGAAGCAGGACCATCCTCAGTTTCTGGTGTTGGAATAAGAACTTCTAAACTTTCTGGTCCATCACAAGCAATTGCTCAAAACGTACAAGTCGTCGGTGTTGCTGAAAGAATTATCGTAGCAGTTGAAGCAGATCTGACTGCTGCTGAAGTTGGTGTATCAGTCGTTGTTGGTGCTGGTGAGCGCGAAATTGATGATCAAGGTGGCAATGCTCTAGTCACCGCAGATTCAATTGTTACAGGTCTTGCTGAAAGAACCATAGTCGTAGCAACGGGTGTACCAGATAGTAATGGTATTGCAGTTTTAGAAGCGCAACCATCAGCAGTTAATGCTGTAACTAAACGAACCGTGTTTGCTATTGAAGCAGATCTAACTGCTGATGAGGTTGGCGTAGCAAATGTAACAGGTATTGCTGATAGAACAGAACTTACAGAAGTTATCCCGCTTGTTAAAGCATTTAGAATCAAGAAACAACCACTATCAACCATTACTATAAGACGACCTCTTGGTCAAGTTGAAGTATAAATAGAAATATTGTAGAAGTTGGAATAACAAATGGCACTGTACGAAGATTTATATGTAGACCAAGGAGCGGATGCTAGATGGCGTTTGCGACTTCTTAATGCAGATGCATCTTATAGGGACTTGGCTAATACCACTGTAAGAGGAAAAATTAATCGCAGTTATGGCGCTGATTCTTCTGAGGCGGTTTCTTTTGATGCCAGAGTTATTTCACCTTCTAGTGACGGGATTATAGATATAATCTTATCGAACACTCAGACCGACTCGTTGTCTAGGAGAAGGTATGTGTATGACGTGGAAATTGAATATACTGATCCTGATTCAGGATTACCGTATGTTGAAAGAATACTAGAAGGCAAATTAATTGTGTCTAAAAGTGTGACTAAATAATTTTTAAATCATTGAGGATTATAAATAATGGGTATTAAGACTAAAACTGGTCTTGGCAAATTGACGGGAACTGCCACTGTTATCCGAAAGGATGGCACTCGTGAAGAGGTGAAAGTGACCGCAAAAGTCTCGAAAGAGCAAATCGCAAAACTTGTTGCCGACGATAAGTTGCGCGAATTGGATAAACAAAAGTAATAACATCCTAAAAGGAGATAAAAATGGCTGTTACTCACCCAACTGATGTTCGCAACGGTATTGCGGATTATGTCGTTGATCTGATTGACGTAGGCGGTGCTGGTACTATTAAGTTTCAGAACGGTGGACTGAACGATTCAGTAGTTGCCTCACTTGCTTTTAGTGCAACTGCATTCGGTGCTGCTACTGGTGGCATTGCTACTGCTGCTGCAATCACTGACGACACTAACTGCAAAGCAGGTACTGTAACTAAGTTTACTGTATTCTCTGGCGGTGGCGACTCTTGCTTCACTGGTTCAGTTACTGCTACTGGTGGCGGTGGTGACATTATCTTGTCATCTACTTCTATCGGTGCTGGCGACACAATTAGCATTTCTTCACTGACGTACGAAGCACCAAACTGATTCTCAGTTTGGACTCGTAACATGAAGGTTTCACATGGGGGGAAGGATTACCTTCCCCTTAATTTGCCTGAGGATATGATGGTATGGCCGATCTCACTCTACGTTTAACAAAAGGTTCTGCTCTAACTCTGCAAGAGTTGGACTCAAACTTTCAGGCATTAGATTCTGATGTTGCCAACCTTTCATCATCCTTAGCAAGTTCTTATGTAACTCTTGGCACTACTCAAACTATTACTGGTGCAAAGACGTTCACTACTACTTTGACTGCGTCGAATGGTGCAGTTTTAAATGGATTATCTTATCCCACTGCTGATGGTGCAATCAATCAGTTTATAACCACAAACGGTTCAGGCACACTTTCTTTTGCAACTGTAGAATCATACGATTCGGCAAAAGTCCAACAGCAGATTGATAGTGATTTTACTAATACTAGAACTACAGCGAATCTGTCTGAACTCACAAACTTATACTTCACTAATGCACGTGCAGATGCTAGAATCGCCGCTGCTTCTATCTTTGATCTCAGCGACGTTTCTTCTGGCGTAGTTGTAACCAACTTAAATGCGGACCTTTTAGATGGAGTTTCTATAGCATCTTTATTAAGAAGTGATGCTACCGATGCATACACTAGCGGTACGTTAACATTTAACAGCGGCACTACCCTTACTGCTGCTTCTGGCGCAACTGTTAACTTCAGTAATACGACAGGTACAGCACCTTTTACTGTTGCGTCAACAACTAAAGTAACAAACCTCAACGCAGATCAAGTTGATGGTTTTAATGGTATCGGAATTTACGACTCTGCTGGTACATTGCTGAACGGAGCATAACATGGCGGTAGTTTCATCTCGCGCTGACCTGATCGAATTTTGCCTTCGAAGACTGGGCGAACCAGTTATCGAAGTCAATGTAGACGAAGATCAAATAGAAGATAAGATTGATGATGCCATTCAGTTGTATCAGGAGTTTCATCACGACGCAACTATTCGCGTCTATTATGAATATCAATTAACATCATCCGACATTACAAACAAATATATTACTCTACCTACAAATATATTGTATGTAACTAAACTTTTTCCTATTAGTAGCACCATTATTAATAGTTCTAATTTCTTTTCATTCAACTACCAGTTTGCGATGAGCGACTACCATCAATTAAATGATGTTGGGATTGGCGGACTTGCGTACTACGATCAGATTCGTCAGTACATGGAGTTGATTGATATGAAAGTCAATGGTCTCCCTTTAATTACTTTTGCACGTCGGCAAAATCGTTTATATATGCACAGCGACATTGAAGATGGCACATTAACTGCTGGAAAATATGTCGCACTTGAAGTTTATCAAACCGTTGATCCAACAGCGCATACCAGCGTATACAATGATATGTTTATTAAGGACTACACCACTGCCCTAATTAAAGAGCAGTGGGGACAAAATATGTCAAAGTTTGAAGGTATGCAACTTCCTGGCGGCGTCACTATCAGTGGCGCTCGCTATATCGAAGAAGGCAGAGAAGAACAAGAAAAGATTCGAGAAAGAATGCGTCTCGAACAGGAAGTGCCACCCGACTTCTTTGTGGGGTGATGCATGGCAACTTCTGTACACTTTCGCCACAACGTAAGATCTGAACAAAGTCTTTACGAAAATCTGATTGTAGAATCTCTCAAGTTCTATGGGCAGGATGTTTATTATCTGCCCCGAGAAGTTGTGACTAGGGATATGGTCTTTAATGACGATATCCTATCAGAATTTCGATATGCATTTAAAGTAGAAGTCTATGTTGAAAACGTAGAAGGATATGATGGAGAGGGCGACCTCTTTCAAAAGTTTGGCGTTGAGATTCGAGATGCTGCTACTTTGGTTATGGCACGCCGAAGATTCAATAGTGAAATTCGTCAATACCAAGAAACCAAAGAAAATGTATTTTATCGCCCACGCGAAGGCGACCTGATTCATATTCCGTTATCGGGTTCTACTTTTGAAATTATGAAGGTAGAGGATGAGAATCCTTTCTATCAGTTAGGTCAACTCCCTGTGTTCAGAATGAGAGTAGAACTGTTCGAGTACAGTGGAGAACGGTTTGGCACTGGTACTTATCAAGGCATTGACGATATTGAAGAGTTTGCTGCATATCAGTGGCAACTTACTATGGACTCTGCCTCTAACGGATTCACTAGAGGCGAAAGAGTTACTCAAGCATTCGACGATTACGTTGTTACTGGTGAAGTCGTACACTGGTCTGATTCTGATAATGTAATGCGACTTGCTAATGTGGGCAACACTTCTGGAGAATATAAAACCTTTACTACTACTCGCCAAATATATAATGGTGATAGTGTTGGTGCAAGAACATCAATTGTAACTCCAACTGTAGTTATGGAACTACAGCAGATTCAATCAGGAGCAGCAGGTGGCGATATTAACCCAACAGGAGCATCATCTGCTTGGAGTAGTAATGTTACTGACTTTGACGTATCAGTGCTTGAGTTTGTAGATTTCAGTGAAGATAATCCATTCGGAGATTTTAGTTAATGTTTGGCGGTCATTTTTATCACGAGCGAGTTAGGAAGTGCGTCGCAGTATTTGGTGCGATGTTCAACAACTTATACATGATTCGCCGTGATGGGAACAATGTTTACGCCCAGCAAAAAGTTCCTCTAGCATATGCCCCTGCTCGTAAGTTCTTAGAACGTATCAATGAGATGAATCAGGGTGAGGATAACGAAAGACAATTGGCAATCAAACTGCCTCGTATGTCTTTTGAAGTTTTGTCGATTGCCTATGATCCGCAACGTCAACTTCCTAAAATGAATTATTTTACCAAAACTAATGTTGACAACGATCAAACTGGTGCTAAATTTTATACGGGCACGCCATATATTATTACATTTGAGTTGAATGTATATGCTAAACAGCATAACGATGCTTTGCAAGTAGTGGAACAGATTTTACCTTATTTCACCCCACAATACACAGTAAGTTTTAAACCGATTGAAGATTATCCTGATATTAAGGAAGACGTCCCTGTAATATTACAGTCAGTAGCATTTACTGATAACTTTGAAGGGGCGATGGAAGATCGCAGAACTATTATCTATACACTTACATTTGATATGAAAGTATTTTTCTATGGTCCAAAACCAGACCAAGGAAAAATTATCACTCGTATCGATATGGATTTGTACAATATGGATATTAACTCTGCGGACTCTGACCAGTATCTTGAGACTGTAAGAGTAGAAACTAATCCTCGTCCAGTTTCTTTAGATTCTGATTATACCGTATCTACATCTATACTAGATAGTGATACCTATGTGCCTCATGACTATTTTAACAATCCCTGATGGAATCTGATAAAGATAATGACTACCAGTTCGCGCGAGAAACTCTTTACGATTTAATCGGTAAGGGTCGTGACGGTGTAGAAGAAATGATTGAAGTCGCTAAACAAAGCGAACACCCTAGAGCATATGAAGTTCTTGCTAAACTTATTAAAGATACTTCTGACGTTTCTCAACAATTAATGAATCTTCACAAACAGAAGAAAGACATAGACAAGGAAGATGTCAAAGCATTACCAAAACAAGAAACTACTAACGTGTTTATCGGTTCTACAACCGATCTTCAACGTATGTTAAAAAAAGTGAACGAAAAGGATATTACTCCTCAAGATGATGCTCTCCCCGATTCAGGACACAACGAAGTCTAAACACGACACTCACTATCTTGGTAATCCTCATGTCAAGAAAGATGGCATACAGGAGGATTGGACACAAGAAAAAGTCGCTGAATATGCTAAGTGTATGGCTGACCCCGCACACTTTGCTACTAATCATTTGAAGATTATAAATCTAAACGACGGTCTAGTGCCTTTTGTGTTATATCCATATCAGGAAGAAATGTTCAAGCAATTTAATGATAATCGCTTCACTGTTGTACTTGCTTGTCGTCAATCCGGAAAGTCTATATCCTCGGTGGCGTATCTTCTTTGGTATGCTATATTTCATCCTGAGAAAACTGTTGCTGTTCTCGCTAACAAAGGTGCAACTGCTCGGGAGATGTTATCTCGTGTAACTCTTATGCTTGAAAACCTGCCTTTCTATTTACAACCAGGATGTAAGGTGTTGAACAAGGGGAGCATAGAGTTTAGTAATAACTCAAAGATATTCGCTGCTGCTACTTCTGGATCGTCGATCCGTGGTCAGTCTGTAAACTTATTGTTCCTCGATGAGTTTGCTTTTGTTGAAAGG